GAGCATCATCTCCAGCTTCGATCCGGTTAGATCGATGGCAACTCCCGCAATCGTCTTGTAGAGAAACGAGCGAACGAAGTCGCTGTCGCTCCGGGTGATGATGTTGCAAACCGTCATGGCGATCTCTCCTTACTTGATCGCCTTGAAGGCCGCGTCGATCTGATCCTTGGAGGTCACCGTGCCGGAAAAGATCGCGGCGCTGATTTCCGCCTCCTTGTTCATGCAGTCGGCAACGCGCTTCGCAACCGCCTTCGCCATCGCAGCCGCATCCATCGCGACGAATTTTCCGCTTTTTGTTTTCCAGTTCACCTTCAGTGAAGCGTCGTCCGCCGCAAGCGCAGCGAAGACCGCCATGCGCCCGATGCTTTCGCTGTTGGTTTCAATCTCCTCGCCATCGACCTTGATTCCGGCCGCCTCCGTCGCGCCGCGAAGGTAGGCCGCATGGGCCTTCAATTCGTCCGGCGTCAGCGCGAAGCCCTTGGCGAACAGGGCTTTTGCCGACGCTGTAAACTCATCCGGGATGTGCAGCACCTCGCCGTCCCACGCGATTGGCGGACTGTTTGGCTCCTTGTCGCGGAAGCGCTGTGCGAACAGGGAGACCTTGTCGATCGACAATCTGAGCTTGAACATTTCCTCACCTCACCCTGATAACTTCCATCATGCCACCCGCGCGCATCGTGAATGTTGAACCGCCGTTATTGGTTTGCCACAGGTATAAATCGATCAGGTCGTTGACCACGCAATCCATGGCGACGACGTTGCCGCCGTAAGTCTCCTTGATCGTCCACGCGCTTGACTGCATTGCATGACCAACGCCATACGCCACCAGCGCACCGTTCTTGTGGATCGCCCCACCCAGCAGGCCGAACGTATTCTCGGTCCCGGCGAACCCGGACACCGTCATCGTGCATGCAACGAGGTAGCGGCCAGCGACCAAGACCTTGCACGACCCACCAACCAAGGAGACGTTGCCTGCGGCACCTCCGGTCATCGATGCTTGCGGCACTCTGGTGTTCACATAATTCGGTGCAACGACATTCGTCGAATGTTGAAATACCGCGACATCCGCGAACGGCGCATTGGTGATGTTGTAGACATTGAGGTTGGAGATCGCGAGGTCGTTGGTGTACTGCCACGCGGTGCCATTGTAGATCATCAGGCAGACAGTGCCGGTTACGATGTCGTTCGCCTGCATCGGCGTCCCGTCCGGCCTGATCACGGCGCGCACGGAAGCGGCGGGTGCGGTCTGCAGCGTCACCGCTCCGGTGTTGGCGGCAATCGCCTTCACCTCGACCGTCAACCCGGCCACCAGCGCCGTGATGTCGGGCGAGAACGCCGCGATCATCGCGTTACCGGTGCCGGTGGCGACGGCATAGGGGATGCTCATTACATAATTGTTGACGGTCTCCGCGACGCCAGTACCTTGGAAGTTCGCCAGTTGCCATGCGCCACCGTCCCAGATCAGCTCCGCGACGATACTGGCCGGAAGGTCGTTGTCGGAGAGGACCGCGCCAGACGCGCGGCGGACGTTGTTGACGCCCGTGCCGACATTCAGCGTCGTCGCCCCGGTATTTTTTGAACCGATCTTGCGGATGCGAAGCGTCAGGCCCGGCGTCAACGCCGCGATCGGCGGGTTGAACGCTGCGACCATCGCGTTCGCGGTCCCGGTGTCGGTGCCGTAGAGTATTTTGCCATTTTGCACCGCCTTGGCGAGCTGGTTCAAATCAGCGTTGGTTGGCGTCAGCCCCGAGAGGGAAATAAGATTGACGATCTCGCGCTGATCATACTCGATCGACTCAGCAGGCGGGATCGAACCGGCGCGACCGACGCTCGGATCACCGTTGATGTAGGGTGCGTCGAGGTCTTCGATTCCGTAAGGTTGATTGTATTTCAAAGTTGCCTCCCAAATCTCTAGGGCGTTCCAGCCATCGAATCGCCAAGCCCTTCGCTCGCCGAATAATCGAAAATGATTTCGGTGTGCGCTGGCTTGTATCGCCGCAGCAGGCACTCAAGGTCCGTCGCGAGACCAATGCGGAGGTGAGGATCGACGCCGGTCTCGCCAGCGGTGACACGAAACCACGTCAACCGCGCGAGACCGACATGCACTGTCCAGTAGAAGCGGTTCTCTGGCGGACCCAGCCTTGCCGCTGGCCTCTCGCCGGTATACGGATCGATGGTCATGCCGACGCGATCGATGCCGACCATCCAAGGTCGATACTCGGTGATGGTGATGCTGTAACCAATCGATGCGGCCAGATCGATGAAGAACTGCCGCGACTGCCCGCCAAGCATCGTAATGCGCGTCATCAGCGCCACGCGCCGGTCGGCCATGGTCAGCGGTTCTGAGAGACACTCATCTGGAAGCCCGAACGCCCGCTCCCATTCCGGCATCAGCTCGATGGTGTAGCGAGGGTCGCTCTCGCGCTCCAGCAGATCAGCGGCGCGGCTGTCAACGAAACCCCAGTATTCGGCGAGGCCGCGACAGGCCAGATCGAGCGTCGTGCCGGGACGTTTCGGCCACGCCTGCCCCTGCGGGAGCAGGCTCAGAAAAGTGGTGCCGTAATCGTCGCCTGTTCTGCGGACGTGTTTATCCCGGTCCATAATGTATCGATCCCAACACGCCCATGTGCCCCGGCGACGGCATGTAGTGATCCGTCATAACGAGTGTGAATTCCTCGACCCCTTGCGAGCTGAGAATGGCTTCGCTGACCCACGCCGCAAAAATGGTCTGGGCACCTTGCGCCACGCCGTTAACGGCATGACCGGGCGCTGCCACACGGGTAAGCAAGTCGGTAACCGACTGTTCGATTGCGGCCCGCACCGCCGCACCGTCGTCGTTGAGACCTGTGATCGTGAAATCGATCGGCTCGGGGATTGGGGCTACGACAAAGAAATCCTTCACCGCGACGGGACGCACGGTGTCGAGATAGTCGGCCACGACCTCGATGTCCTCGGCCAGCGGAAACCCGTCATTGTCGGCGCGCAGCTCGTCCATCATGAAGCGGACGGTGACGGTGCCCATGCCCATCTCCAGCGGCGAGCACCACGCCCGCGTCACGCCCGGCACCGCCATGGCCCACGCCACATAATCGTTGGCGTCGCCGCCCATCGGTGGTTGCTGAATTCGAAACAGGACGCGTCTGCGCAGATCGTCGTTCTCGGTATCAACGCCGCCTTCCATCGTCACGACCGTCGCCACGCCGCTGGCCCCACCGACCGCCGTGGCGTCCAGCGTCAGCGTGTCGCCTTGATCCAGATTCCCGGCGACGCCGGGATCGAGCGCCCGCGCCGTCACCTCGGAGGGCTGCGCCCCGATCGATATCGTGGCCGTTGTTTCGTATTCGGCGACACCCTGTAATCGCGTTCCTGTCGGGACAACCGTGCCGATGACGCCCGTGAGCATCACCGAGCCAGACGCGAATGTCGCCTGCTTGCGGCCGATGGTGCCGTCCGCATTGACCAGCCAGATGTCGGCGTGACGGTCGAGCCATTCGGTTTCCGACGTGTCAGGGAGAAGCTGCAGCGATAGCCAGTCGATATACTGCAGATTCAAATGACACAGGCCGCCCTGCGCGTCCGACAGCACGCGCAGCACCGAGTTGGGAACGTTGGCGTCAGCGCCCGGCAGCGACGCCCGGACGTTGTCGCGAACGAGGCTGCGCACTTCCTTCAGGGTTGGTGTATCCCATGGCACTAGGCTGTCTCCATTTCGTTCCACAGAATCTGGAAGCGTAGATCGACCGGGCGTCGTGGTCCGCGATAGATCACGATTTGGGCGTTCATCTGCTGGACCCCTTCGCGCCACACCTCGACATCGAAGCTGGACGCGATCCTGAGATCGACAAATGGCTGGATGGCTTCGCGGATGTACTGCTCGATGCGAATGGCGGTCGCGCCCTCAGGGTCTTCCGGGCCAACGATCTTGGCGCGCCGCAGCAACCAGAGTTTGGTGCCGATTTCCCAGCCGCCAAACAGCTCAGCCGCATCCATGTCGCCCCACCAGCCGGCGCGGTCAGTCGAGTCCGGGTCCGGCAGGATGTCGTCCGGTCCCGCCAGCCGATCGGTGCCGAGCGCGACGATCACCGCCGACGCCAACGCCTGACTATCGTCCAGCGTGCCGTCGTCGAGCAGCCACCAGTCGATCGGGATTTGATAGCGCGGGAACGTCTGCGGGGATTGAACCAGCCGGATGTCAGGCATTGATCCTCGCTTCCAGCTTCGCCAGCCGCTCCGCTAGTTCGACGATCGTTGGATCGCCGCGCTGCACGAAATAGATTTCGTCCCAGTGATCCCGCCCGTCGCATTGATACATGCCGTAGGAAATATCGTTGATGGTGCGGTCACTCTTTTGCAGCAGGTTGAGCTTTGTGGAGTTCACCAGCGTGATCGCGGGCGAACCGGGCGCGGCGCGCAGCACCAGCGGGATGAACCGCACCCGCTTCATCACCACATGCGGGCAATCTCCAAAACTTGAGATGATGCCTGCGCCTTCGACGACGACGGAGTTGGTATCAACGCTGTCATCCGCCGGGCTGAGCGCGACAACGTCGGCGACCGGCAGAAACATCGCCATCGCCTCGCCATGCGCGCAATTCCAAGGGACGAATGACATCGGCTAGACCTTCGCAAAGGTTTTGCTGGCGAGGCCGCCTTCGGTCGCCACCCTCGGCCCGCTGCCACCCTTGCTGTCGAGACCAAGATAAGTCTGCCCCACAGTCTCGACGCGGGTGCTGCCCTCCACCGTCACCGTCTTGCCCTTGATCAGGATATCGTCCTCGGCCTGCAGCGTGATGTTCTTGCTGGTGAAGGTCCACTTGCCGTCCTCGCGGTTGTAGACAGCCACTACCTGATCCTTGTCGAAGATTTCGATCTTGTTCTTGGTGGCGCGGACCTCGGTGTTGACGCTTTCGCCTTCGTGCTTGTGGTCCTTGCCGTTGCTCTGGTCGCCGCCGCCGCCTTCCGCCGCCAGCGTTCCGGCCGAGGCTCCGCCGCCGCCGCCGCTCTCACCACCCTGCTGGTCTTGACTCTTGCCCTTTGGTCGCTCCTGCTTCTTCTTGTTGACGTGGCGCAATGAGACCATGCGTTCCTTGTTCTCCTGCTGCTGACCACCATCTGCCGCGCGTGCGCTCGCGCCGCCATTGCCGCTGCCCTCTTCATCGTCGAGCGACAACAGGAACAGGCCGTTGCGCCGCATCAGCGTCATCTGACCCGCGTCGTCATACTGGGCGTTCTCGCCGGGCTTCAGCGCCCACGGCCGGTGACGACGATCGTCCATCACTCCGGCGACCGGGAACGAGCGGTTGCCGCCCATATAATTGATGTAGGCTTCGGCG